CCAAAATTAGTATTATTTATCTGCCAATTACTGACATTTGCCGCTACACCAACGCCATCATACGATCCAGGGGTCAAAACACTGTTGCTTTGTATCTGAGCCCCATCAATTATATGACCGTTGCCGCACCCAAGAAAAACGCCATATTGTCTGTTTACAACTGCTTGTAATCCCTGAAACGTGATATTTGAGATTGTTCCGCCCGCAGAACAGCTAAGAAGGACTCCGTTAAGGCCGTTACTTGACGCCCATTGTGATGTGAACCGCAATCCGTTTACTTGTCCAGTTCCCACAGGCTGTATGCGAATACCATCAAAATCATTGCCGTCAACGGCCATATTTACATAAGTGCTCCACTCGACAACTTGCCCGTTACCAGGGGTAATCAACAAACCTATGTTTGTATTTATGATCTGAGTGTTAACTACATATAAGCCCCTAGAACTAAGCACATGCAAACCAGAAATTGTTGGCTGACCATTAGTAGAGGATATAAGAATATTATTATTTAAGACAATTGATCCATTACCAGTCTGAACAGTTATGTGGTCGTTCAAAGCGTCAAAACTAACGCCATTAGTAATAGTTATCTGTGTCGAGTTAGGGCCGTTAACAAAAACCGAATTTGCACCTGAATTAGCTACCCAATGGTCTAAAATACAATTTCGGCAATTATTAAATACGACAAAAGACGCCGCCCTAACGCCGCCGACGCTATAAAACGCGCAGTCTCTAATTGTTACGTTTCGTATAGCTGAAACATTAGTGGCGTTCATAGGCACAGATGTATTAGCTTTATTTATTATCGACGCGCCGTTAAATGACTCACACTGAACGGTAGAATTTTCCTGAAGATTTACAGTATCAAGAACGGTAATGCCATTTGGGATAATTACTTTAGAAATACCCGCAGTTACAGCCGCTTGCGTCGCAACAGTATCGTCCGTAACACCGTCTACTTTAGCGCCAAAACAACCTATCGACAAACCTTTACCGTCATCAACTAGCTTCCAATATCTGCCGTCAAGCGATTGAACCGCGCCTGCGCCTGTGCTTGTGCCAACAGAATATCGGCAATTGTTACCTTTATCGCCAACCGCATAATATCCGCTCGTAACAAAACTTGTAACTGAAGCCGGGATCGTAGTTGTTGATATTGTAGATCTCAAAATTCGCATTTGCGATTGGTCACTTAAAACCCAAACGCCAGAGCTGCTAATTGAACCTAAATTATACCAAGCATTATTAATGTTGACGCCAAAATTATATGGGTTGACGGTCTTATCCATCCCCCATTGCATTTGAGTATAAGTTTGCGCCTGAAGGCTAGTTGAGATCAGCGTTAGAATTAAAATTAACAGCTTCTTCATTGTCAACCTTCATATTGCGCGAGCGTCGGCGGACTATAGCATTGTCTACCTGTGGCGTCACCTGTTCAGGGTCAAATCGTTCCCAGCCGTTTTCAATATCAGCGTCAGCTTCTAAATCCATAGAGGCGACTTTTACACCATGAATAGGGTGACGCAAGTAAATGACAGCCATTAAATATCTTTCTATAAAAATACAGCGGCCCGTAGGCCGCTATATAAATTAAGAAGCAAGTAGCGGAACAGAATACCAAGTCGTCGCATCATAAGCGATGAGCAACGAAGAAGTATTAGCTGCAAGCACATAGTTGGAATCAACCGTGATTGCATTGATGCCGTCGCCCGTGGCAGGCCATACCTTCAAAACAGCATTAGCGCCATTTTTAATGATGACCGTGCGACCCGCGATAGCCGCTGGAAGTTTAACGCCTTTAGTGGCGTCTGCCGCTGTCACAAGCGTAAGACCATCTGATATTGAAGCGGCGTCAGCTTGTGTCGAGCCAGTCGCAGCTACAGTAGCCGTCTTTAAATAAAGACCGCCCGTCGTGGTTATGTCGCTTGCGCTGACTGATGTAGCGCCAGAGATAGTGCCGCCACTGATCGTTGCGCCCGTAATGGTTGTGCCAGCTACGAGTTCAGGATCAGAAAAAGCAACACCAACCGCTTTGGTGTTTGGCATAGGAATGTCCTCTAAAAAGAGAAGAGTGGGCTTGCGCCCACCCTAATTACGCGATGCGATAGATCGAATATGCAGCCGTGCCGGTTTTACGGAAACGGAAGATAGCCGATGTATTGGCCGTCGTTGTAGCGCCGTCCTGAACGACCGCGTTGCCTACAATGGTGTTGCCCGTGCCCGCGCCAAACGTCACATCATTCGCGGCGTTGTCACCGATATTGATGAAGCTAACGTCAAAAGCTGAGTTAACTTTAAGGCTTGGGAAAGCCGCGTCGATCAACGCGCCTGTTGGGAACGTGTAGGTGCCAGCGTCCGTGCCGCCGGAATCCATCGTTACGATGCCATTGGCAAGATTGCCAACAGTTACCGTAACAGTCGCGCCGGAGAGCGCGTCGGGAGCTGGCTGCGGGGAGATAAGAGGCTCAGTTAGATTGCCTGCCGAAAACTGATAGCCGCCTGTGCCTTGCGGAATAGCGCCGTAAGGGCCAAACGTCTCAAGCGGATAAGCCGCGTTCTGAGTAGTTGTCATGGGTTAAACTCCAAAAAAGATAGGAAAAAAGATGGGCCTAAAGGCCCACCTAATTAGCCCCAAAGGCGAACGGCCATCTGCGGACGAATCACGCTGTAGCCATAGAGCACGTCAATACGGCAAGGCAGACGGTCGTTGTTGATGTCATACTGACGAACAACACGTAAGCTGATGCCATTGTGGACTTGACGGCTTGCCATATCGACGCCCTGCGGAAGCAAGAGATCGGCGGTAGCGAAGCTGATTGCGTCACGGTGATAGATCAAGTTCTGTGGATACTGCGTGGAAGCAGCGCCGAGGAACGTGACAGCCGCGCCGGAAACCGGCAGAGCGTCAACCGTAGCAAGAGCCTGAGAAGCCGAATACATCGCAGGAACAGTGACCGTAGCGGTCGTTGACGCCGTAACGTCAGCAAGAGCAACGAACTGATAGAGCGAGCCGGTTGACTCACGGGTCTGTGGGTTGACAGCGAAGACGCTACCGATGGTGAACACGTCGCCAGCTTTGATCGTCGTTGAGCCGAGGCCCGTCAGAACGATGCTGGTTGAGCCTTCAGCGGTAACGGTCGTGCTAACCGTAACGGTGCCAGCGCGCGAGCCAGTCGTGAACTGCTTGATTGACTGAGACATATTCAGCTCGTCGTAGCCGAGAATGCCTTCACCAAACATGCCGTTCTTGAACTGCTTCGAGATAGCTGAAACAGGGTTAAACAGACCTTTCATGCCTTCGATCAACGCAGCGTTAGCGGCTGGATTGACGGTAGCATAACGAGGCTGCATGACCGCAGCGTTCTCGTTGAGCTTCTGTTGAGCCTGCAACAGGACGAGCGACGTGGCAGGCGTGGTGCCTGGGGTGCCGACTGAGTTGCCGATGTATTTAAAGCTGTTCGCAACGTCTGCGTCGATAGAAGACGCGAGCTGCGAAATACGAGGCTTCAGAACACGTTCAGCAAAGTCGTCCAACTGCATGGTCAGTTCGGCAGTCGTGAAGTTCACGCCGATGTGCTTCTGGCTGGAGACAGTGAGCGTGGTGTATTGCTCGTTGTCGTCCTGAACCTGAAGGGCAGCGCCGTCCGTAACCAATGCGCGGTCAGGAAGACGGATGCGGAGTGTCGAGCCGATCTTAGCGCCTTCTACAGCGAAAGAGTCGTCATACTGACGGTTTACAGTGCGGGTGAGCACAAGGGAGTTCTCGAGGATCTCGAGCGCCTTCCTTGTGATCATGTCAATTGTTAAAATTGAGTTTGACATAACCTAATTACCTACGGTTTTGCGCTTCCCACTTCTTGATCTGTCGCAACCGTTCGTTTTCGATCCATTGAGATGTCGTCATATCCTTGATAGATCTAGGATCTGTCGTATCATATCTTGGGCCGGAACTTGACCGAGTAGCCGTGACAGGAGCAAGCGGAGCTGGCGCAGTTGAAGTGCGTTTAGTCGGTGGATCAGCGGCCAATTTGGCTTCGATTCGCCCGATTTCTCTTGCCTGCAAGATCGGCGGTAACTTGGCTATTCGATGGGCTTCCTTCGGGTTAGATCCTAAGTGATAAATCACTTCGGGGCCGATGTCTGAAGCCTGAATGACTTGAGCCATATCGTTCGTTATGGGGAGGTGCTCGTTATACGCAACTTGTTCAAAGTCATCGTATTTTTCGCGCGCTTCCTCTTCACGCTCTCTATATGCCTCAAGCGCAGCCGCTTGTTGCCGCTCTTCCTCTTTACGCAACAGAAGGTGTTGAGCTTTTTGCTCTGCTAATGCTTCCGCATAAGCATGAGCGTTCTCAAAGTCATCTGGCGCTGGCGGATTTGCAGTTCTGGCCTGCAATTCTGCCTGAAGTCGAGCTAACTCCTGGGCTGCTTTAGCCGCGTCTAGCTTCTCTTTGCGAAACCGTTTGTCGATAAGTTTGTCCAGCTCTTGTTGAGTGAACAACTTCTCGGACGGCTGTTCTTCCGGTTTGGTTTCCTCAGTCGTTGGGGCCACCGTAGCTTCCAACTCTGACGCGGTGCTTATCTCCGCTGTAGCAACGTCTTCGTCGCTCACGCGACCTCCTATCATCCTAGCTATCCGGCTAGTCGGTAACATTAAATTACGCTTTATCTTCTTGATCGTCAACAGGTTGACGTGCAACAAGTTCAGCGTTTATTTTTACCGCCAAGGGCATCGCGCGTTCAGCAACAGCTAATCCACCCGATTTGACCGCAAAATCAAGTATCTGAATAAGCATATTCAAATCTTCGTCGGTAAACATAGTCTTACCAAGGCAAGGAAGGAAGCGGGTTCATTTGGCGATTTATATTATTATTAAGCCCTTCATCTAATGCTGCAATTTTCGCGTTTCCAAATGAATTTTCCAGCCATTTTTCAACTTGATTTTTCGTTAGATTCTCATACGGAGTAAAGGGCGCAGTAGAATCAAAATCTATGGACTCAATACCACCTATAGCGGCAATGTAACTGCCATCAATAGCTTGCCTGCACCAATGAATAGCAGACACAACATTCGTTTTGCCCTCATGCGTAGGGTAACATTCAAGTTGGGAAATTTCCCATGAATATGTAACAGCCATTAGTAGATCATCCATTTAATAGGGCTATTTAGGCCGCAGATGTAAAATTCGTCCATGTTGTGGAGCCATTCGTATTTACATATAGCCTTGTAGATGTAGAAGAACCATCACTTCTAATGTATATGGATCCTTGCGCGGCGGAAACCGTTGGCAATCCAGACCCATAATATATGCCAAAGCCAGCCGTAGTTCCTAGTAATAATCTAGCGGAGGTAGATCCTCCAGCGGGCGTTGCAACCGCAGAAGCTAATGTTGCGATATTTCTGATGGCAACATTACCAGATGCATCAAAATCCACTCGCGCGGTGCCACCAGTTTGAATTGAAACTGTAGAGCCATTTATGTTCAGTGGTTGATAACTTGCAGTTCCAGTTGTATCTACAGCCTCAAAAGTAGCCGCAGAAGCCGCGACTCCTACACGAAATCCTGTTGATGGGCCTGCAAACAAGACAAGAGGGTTTACGTTTGTCGCAGATCTAACCACAAAACCAAATCCTGGCGATGCAGTTCCAACACCTAATCTTGAATTTGTATTATCCCAGAATAACCCGCTGTTATTTTGGGAATAAACACCGCTTGCGCCAGCAAAAATAACAGATCCTGTCGTAAAAGTAGTGGACGTGCCGGTGCCACCTGAACCAACAACTAGTGTTGCTGAAAGACCTGCCGCTGTGCCAGATGTATTCTGGTTGAATGTCGGCCAAGTAAATGTGCCAGTAGAAAAGTTACCTGATGCGGGCGTTCCAAGTGCGGGCGTAACAAGAGTAGGGCTTGCCGACATGAATGTTTTTAGTTGAGCCGCTGTAGTCTTGACGGGGCCGACCCCAACAGTCTGAACATTTGGCACAAGATCTGTATCAGAGACTGCCGCGCCCGCTGAGAGGTTAGAAATTGATGTATTCGCCATTTTAAGCCTCTTGCAGCAAATAGCTGGTCGTGT